AATGGAAACACTTGTGTATGAAAAACAATTCTTTGTGTCAGCCGATGTTCATCCAGAGAGTCCGACCAATTACTTAGATAAAGGGACGACTGTGCAGGTATATGGACAATGCATTGGACGTGCCACCGCTGTTTCTTCAGTAGTTCCAACCGTCATTTCGGAAGTTGTCACTGAGGTTACAGGAGTTCCTCGCCAACATGGGCCCCCGAAGTTCAAAGGTCCAGATGGTAAGTCAGCTTGGTATCCTTGGCGTGAAAGTTTGAATAAGAGTGGGAAAACTACGATTGGTGTTCCTGGTCGCGCGTTGATTCGCGCTGTCGAGGATTATCAACGCCCTCTTATAGGACTTTTGCACCAGCAAGCCTGGTGGCGCACAGAAATCATGCCGCTTAGTAAGATACAGAATGTAAGTGGTATTGATGGCAAGAAATTTATCAAAGCCATGGCACCTAGCACTTCTGTGGGTTTTCCTTTGTCCGGTTCTAAGTCAAGTTATATGATAGATTTGGATCCAGAGTTGTTCCCATCACATTCTTGTCCGCGCGCAGTAGATGATATGTTTTGGAAAGAGGCTCAGAATATGGAGCGTAAGTATCTCCTTGGTGAGAGAGCTTACCCCGTGTTCAAGGGATGTTTGAAGGACGAACCCACTAAAGTCAGTAAGGATAAGGTAAGAGTGTTTCAAGCTGCTCCATTAGCTTTTCAACTTTTGATTAGGAAATACTATTTACCAATTGCCCGTTTCATGAGCTGTAACCCACTCGTATCAGAGTGTGCTGTCGGTATAAATGCTGTTGGCCCGGAATGGGATCAGCTAACCCGGCACGTAAAACGGTTCGGCTCTGACAATATCTTGGCAGGAGATTATAGTAGTTACGATTTGACTATGTCTCCACAATTGATGTTTGCTGCTTTTAGCGTGATGGTAAAGATCGCAGAAGAAGCAGGATATCAGCCAGTTTGTCTTACAGTCATGAAACACTTGGCGACAGATGTGTGTTATCCAGTCGTAGCTTATAATGGTG